AACACAATGAACACCAGGTTGAAGCATGCGAAAAACTATCAAGAGAACTTGGCTTTAGTCTATTCATGAAAAAACACACAACGAGATTCCGTGACGGTAAACTTGATGTTCTTGATGACAATGGCAGACCCGTTAACATTTTATATCCAACGGAATACAGCAAGTCAGTAATTGAAAAGGTGGAAAGCGCCAAGAACGAAATTAAACCTGTTATTACCTGCAAGGCCGTAAAGGACAGCCAGATGTATGTTGGAGCAAACGGAACGGTAACTCCCTGCTGCTGGCTTGACCAGGAATGGTATCCGGCACACGCACCAAGCAGAATAGACTACATGGACAAGATAGGCATGTGGCCAAATCTAAATGTAAACAGCCTTGAGGACATATTCAATAGTGGATACTTTGATAGGATAAGCGGTTGTTGGAATTCAACCGGACTCAAGGAATGTTCCAAGCAGTGCGGAAGTTTTGATAAACTAAACAAGCAGTTTGTATAATGAAAATAGACATTGAAGATATAAAATTTTGGATGGATGCAATTCGCAACAGCGAGGATTCCAAGCGAACACTTGAAAGTTTCTGGGGAGGACAGTTGCAGAGCAAGACTTGGTTAATAGATCATCTTGAAAAAGTTTCAAGCAGCATTACCAATGCCAATATCGTAATACACGGTGGATGGAATGGAGTATTGGCCAGCATGCTGTTTAATAGCAATCTTGGAATTAGGCACATAACTAGCGTGGACATAGATCCTGGCGTTAGAGAAACGGCACTTACCATGAACAAGCGATATGAAATGGAAGGAAGATTTTCGGCAGTCACGGCAGACATGACCGATTATGATTATGATGCGGACATCGTAATTAATACGAGTTGCGAACACATCACACAGGTGCAGTATGATCAGTGGTTGGAAAATGTGCCAGATCGTGCTACAATAGTTTTACAAAGTAATAATTACATTATAGACGAACATATTAACTGTTCAGATTCACTAGAGGATTTTATCCAAAAAAGCAAGTTGTCAAAGATAAGATACCAGGGTGTCTTGGAACTGCCAAAGTATGATCGTTATCTTTTAATAGGAGACAAAAGTGGACAGTAACACAAGGACTGTAGTAAAAACTTTATCATACAGGACTGCCGTTGCGGTAAGCATTTTCCTTGCAGCATTGGCAATGAATTATTCAGCAGGATTTGGATTGACATTTGTGGTATTATCATACACTGTTGGATTTGCATCATTTTGGATACAGGAAAAACTGTGGAACATGGTAAGTTGGCAAAGAATCGAAAACAACGACACAAGAATTAGATCCATAGCAAAAACGGTAACTTGGAGATTGTGGTCAATGTTTGTTCTATTCGTGCTTGGCATGATTCTTGGTTTGAGTTCAGCACACGCACTTGAATGGACAATTGTTACAAATATACTATTCATCGTTGTTCATTATACACACGAGAGAATATGGAACTTAATTACATGGGGAAAACTTTTATGAAAAAATTAATGCTGTCATTGGCAGTAGCATTATCAATCACGACTTCGGCAAGTGCTGATAGTTTTACGCTCGGAACGGGTTATGGCAAGGAAAAGATCACTGACACACTAAGCGTTGATCTATTCCAGGTGCAGGGTCTGTATAGATTTGATAGCGGATTAACACTGGGCGGAATGATGATGAAAGGATTTCCTGACGTCAACGGAGTTGCAAACGAGGATCGTTATGAAGCAATTCTTGGTTACACAACGAGAGTAAATGACTTTTCACCGTATGCATTTGTCAGTAAGGGTATTAGAGATTATCTTGATTCACCAAAGGCATCAGTTGATTATTATACGGTAAAGGTGGGAACAAAATATAATCTCACTGATAAGATTTATACGGATGTAAATTACAGATTTAGGGATACCGACGATATTGCCTGGCAGACAAACACATACACTGCTGGCATCGGCTATAACATAACACCAAAATTAAGCGTGGGCATCAACAGAGGTTGGCAGCGTGGTGATTATGATTCCGAAATTACATCAATCAATTTCATTACGAGATTCTAATGCAGATATATCGAGAGGGAAATTATTTAGATTATTCGAACAGGGTCGAACACTACAAGAAGGCACTGAAAGATAATACCGTAGTAATCGAATCTCTCGATCACGTAGAACACATAGCATTATACATTGCCTGGCAGGAAGTGGGAGGACGCATACTCGTTAGGGCGCCGATGCTCCCTGTCAAGCAAAAGGAAGAACTGGATCTGCGTCTTGCGGAACAGACAGCAACGGATTGTGTGTTCCTGCATACCAGCGGAACCACAGGAAGTCCTAAACTTGTTTCGTTTGATAAACAAGAATTTGATAGAATTATAAAAAAATCCGAACAGCATCTAGACTGGAGCAATGATACAAGTTGGTTAAATTTTATTCCAGCATTTACTAGTGGGTTTTGGCATATAGTATTACCAGCAATAGTAAAACACGATTGCAAGATTGTGTTGTCAAGCAAACAGACCCTGAAGGATGATTTTGCCACCGATGTTAATTCAACAATATTCGTTCCAGGCCTAATTGATCAGATGCGTGCAGGTAATTTAAAATTACCATTACACAAGTTTCACATGATAGCGTCCGGTGCGAGCCAACTGTTATCAAGGCACGCTGAATATATCTTTGACAATGGTTGCAGAGTTTTCAATCACATATACGGAACAACTGAGATTGGTAGCCCTATGCTTGGACACAGAACCTATGGCATAGACGGAACAAATTGTTGGCTGGAAATTGATGAGCGTTGTAGAATAGCAGATAATGAATTGGTGTATAATGACATACACACTGCTGATCTATTTGAAGTCAAGGGCAACCTAATTAGATTCACGGGAAGGTCAAACGACATAGTAAAGATTAATGGTTACCAATGTAGTTTATTATCCATAGAAAATCACCTCGAGGAAATGGGTCTTGGCGACTGCCTAGCAATACCAAAGAATAAGGCAGGAAGTGATTACATAGAACTGATGCACACCGAAGGAACACCCGACAGAAAACAAATCAAGGAAATGCTAACACCATATCTTCCACCCTGCAACATTCCATTAAAGTATATCAAGACCGAAAGCATTCCAAGAAATGCTCTAAACAAGAAGGTAAGAAATGCTGTTCAGGCAGATCTATAAGGATGATCCACTATTACCCGCATTCATGGAAGAGTGTGGCAACAGAGGATTCCATAACAACACATCAATAGAAAAATTAAAGTTTGATTACTTTGATCATGTTTATTTCTTTGCAGGAATAGAAGATGATGCAATAAAGGTATTCAGCGGAGTTCACGAGTTTTATGTTGAAGGACAGACCTATTGGCGCTGTGGATTTAGAGGAGCAACGATAGATGCTGATCAGAAGATGAGCCGCAATCTAAGAATAAACTCTCTTAACTTTGGCATAAACTATTATCTACAGATGCAATACATAGAAAGCCTGCATGGTCCATCTAACTTTGTCCATACTTCAAACGCACCAGAAAGTATTGACGGTGCTGGTAGGAGCCATGCCGTTGATAGATTAATGAAGCGTGGTGTTAAAGGTGTTACGCTGCTTGAAGAAAATTTTGAATATCTTTATACCAAACAGAATGTATGGCTATTGGACAAGGATGTATGGAAACAGGATTTCGATAAGTATCATAAGGATAATCATATAATAAATGTTCCATCAATTAAAATTTAAAGAAGAATTAATTAGAGACGCTGACAAAATAATCTCTCTTTATAACTCATACAAAAAAGATTCAACACCGTGGATGGAACCCGAACACTACAACAAGGGTTGGAACTACATACCTTTCAAAATGTTTGATCAAACAATAATTGATTGTGGCCTGGATTATCTCACAAACAATTGCACGGTAATTACATTTTCAATAATGGAGCCTGGGACACAGATATATCCTCACAGTGGATTTAAAGAATATTCAGAAAAAATAATTAGATATCATTTTTGTATATCTGATGCGGTAGATAGTGGTTTCAAAACCAATAATGAAGAAATAATATACAAAAAGTTTGATGGCTTTGGATTTGACGATCACGAAATACACAGTGCCTATAATAACGACAGCAATGAACGTATAGTTTTATTATTTGATGTTCCTAGAATAGGCAGTCCTGTGGATGTAAAAATTCCTAAAGATTTAGAATCTATTTTAAATTAAATCAGCAAGTTCCGGAAATGTTTCCGCAAAGTTTGTTTGCCTTATCAATTCCATCTTTGTAATATAGTTCTTGAAGTTAGGCAGTAGATTTGTCTTATCCTCGCTGTTCATGAAATCCAACACGCCTTCATATCTTCTCCAGCCATAGGGGTTAAGTTTCCAGAATGCATCATCCTGCGTGTAGTTGTCCCAGAGCCATTGCTTCAGTTCCGCAAAACGCTGTTCGACATCTTGCTTGTGTTCCTTGGGTAGCAATCTCATCTCGAGGAAGGTTGGCATGTATACGAGATGAATGTTTACTATTCCTCCGCCTATTACTAATCCTTCTTTGTTTGTTCTTGTGTTTATCTTTTTATATTTTTTGTTAATCTTCCACTTTACGAATTCTGGTAGGTGCTTGATGTTTAGTATGCTTAGGCACGTGGCAATCGTAACATCTATGTTATCAGGGGTATCGTCAAGTAGATCAAGATTGCGTTCAACTGTTTCCCAATCACTCGGATATCTAATGAAATGATTTCTTTGATCTGTTCCATCAAGGCTGAATCCAACCTGCACTCTCTTGAAGTGTTTCCATAGGTCAATTATTTCCTCATCAATCAACAGTCCGTTGGTATTGTATCTTAGCACTATGTTCTTTTCATGGCCCTGCCTAATAATCTCTTCTATGAACTGTTTGTGTTCTCTGATCATTAGAGGCTCGCCGCCAGCAAAGTATACCTGCTTGATGTTTGGTATCTGCTTATACATTTCTTCCCAGAACTGGGGATTCTCGTGCCACTTGTTATTAAAGTTCTTTCTTTCCCAATGCATCTGTCCATGAATAACCTTGTCATCGGTAAGTTCCTTTAACTTATAGTAGTCGCCCACCCACTTGCTTGAATCGTGTGGACTGCACATGATGCATTTTAGATTGCAGGTATGTCCGAGCCTTAGATCAAGATAGTGTATCCTTTCAGGAGCAGTTCCGTCCTCGAGTGTTTCACGTATTAGTTCCTGTATGTCAACGTTTTCGTCCTGCCAGTAATTGTGTTCCCAAATCCTCTTGCTGCTTATGCCCTTGGCTTCCTCAGTAAAACACTTCTGGCAACTCTCTGGTATCTTGCCAGCCATCATGTTTTTTCTAACGTCCTTCATGTATTGGCTGTTCCATGCTTCCATTGGAGTTTGGTTTCCAAAGTTTGCATGCTGACCATCTGAATCCTTGATTATTCCTATGGTCGGGTTTATTCCAGCACCACTAGCATTTGCTCCACAGCAAAGTCGCATATCTCCGTTTGGCCTTGTAGCCATATGTATCCAAGGCAGAACGCAAAAAGTTGGACTGTTTGATTTGTCCTCTATGTCCTTTTGCCAATCTGCGAGTTGCTTGTTATCGTGATTCTTCCAAAAATGTTCTGTCATATTAATTTTTGCGCCAAGTTACCCATCAATAAATACTACTATTATGCACAGCAATATTTATAATACCCCTAACCAAGACATGTCAGGTGTGGCAGTGCCGTTTTCCAATGAGTGGAAATCCGTTGCCATAATGGTTAGTGGAGGAGCCGATAGTGCATTATTGTCTTACATAATTTGCGATCACATACGCAGTAATGAACTGGCCTGCGGTGTTCAATTAATAAGTGCAATACGCTGTTGGAAAACAAGACCATGGCAGAGATACAACAGCATAGAAGTTTATGGATACCTGAAGAATAAGTTTCCAGAAATACATATTGATAGGAATGAAACATACATTGCACCTGCATTTGAACACGGGCAGGACAAGAAATTATATACAGATGAATGGGGTAACCTTGCTCCTGGTGATAGCGTGCATCTTACGTCCTATGCAGAATATGTGTGTAGTAAGAAAAAGGTTCCAGCAGTATACAACGCTGTGACTAAGAATCCACCAAAAGATGCTGTTCCAGAAGGACTTGCACACAGATACAATCCAAGGGATGGAAACATAACCTTTAGAGATAGTGTAGTCGTAATACAGCCTTTCAAGCATTTGGATAAGAAACAGTTATATAAAATTTACAGACAGAATGAAATAATGGATCTCTTTAACATCACAAGAAGTTGCGAAGGAGAATTCAAGGATCTGGATCACACAAATTATGAACCACACCAAGAAGTTCCCACATGCGGAGAATGCTTTTGGTGTAGAGAAAGAAACTGGGCAATTAATGAATAGCAAGACGTTCTGCATATACCCATTTACTGGTATGGTAACGAGAGAGGATGGTGCACTCAAACCATGCTGTCGTGCGGAACCAATTGGTTGGATACAGAACGAAAGTCTTGAACAGGCATGGAATAATGAAAACATGCAGGAACTAAGGCGCAAGGTTCTCAATGGAGAGCGTCCCGTTGAATGCACGAGTTGTTGGATGCTGGAATCACAGGGCGTGGAAAGCCTAAGGCAGCGTGGGCTGAAAACACAGGAACTGAGAAATGAAACCAAGGAACACAATACCATAATGCCCTATGAGTTTCCCGTGTTGGAAGTTAAACTAAACAATCTTTGCAATCTAAAATGTAGAATGTGCAATCCACTTGACAGCACGCAGTGGAAGGATTGGAATGATGTAAGCGATTACTACAAGAAGGAAAACAACTATCTATACGACACCGTCAAGAAACTAAATCTTGAAAAGGGTAGATACATAGGACTGTTTGATGATAATCCTAATTGGTGGGAAAGTTTTAAAAAGATTATACCACACCTAAGAATAGTTGAGTTTGGTGGTGGTGAACCCCTAATGGATCCACAGCACTATGAGATACTGGAAATGCTCAGCGAGCATGGTAACAACATTGAATTAAGATATGCTACCAACGGAACCACTCTTGGCATCAAGGGAGATAGGAACATACAGCAGTATTGGCCTAAGTTTAAGAGCGTTGTGGTTAACGTGAGCATTGATGGAATACACAATGTCTACGAACACATAAGAACTAACGGAAAGTTTGATGACGTAAGGAATAACATTCAGGAGATTAAGGCAATACCAAACGTAACAAGGATAGTTGGTAAGTTTACGGCACAAGCAGGAAACATACTACACATGGCCGAAACTGCTGAATACTTTATCGATACTATGAAAATTCCTTTCTTTAGCCATAGAGTTTCCTATCCCAATGTTCTAAGCGTGCAGGTATTGCCTAGGGAAATTAAACAGATTGCACAGCAGAGAATAGAAAATTTTATAGATAGATTTAGCACACTGAAGAATCAAGAACTGTATGGTTATAATCTAAAAGAAATAGTGATACCCAATCTAAGAGATACAATTACGTTCATGAATGCAAAGGATCACAGCCATGCATTTAAGGACTTTCTTGAATTTAATTATAGATTGGACAGCAGAAGAAATGGTAATAGCATATTAGATGTCAACCCGGAGTTTGAAGATCATGCATAAGATTACCAGCAGATGGGGACACCAAAACAGCCTAAGCGTTATGTGGAATCTTGGAAAGAGATGCAACTATGATTGCTCCTATTGTCCGGCAAGCATACACGATAACCATAGTCCACACACGGACATAGAGATACTAAAGAATACGGTTGACAAGATATGTGAAACTGATAGGTCCGTTAGATTTACATTTACCGGAGGAGAGCCAACGGTGCATCCAAGGTTTGAGGAACTGTTACAATATCTTAGAGCAAGAGATGTTTCCTGGGTTAGCCTAACAACAAATGGAACGAGAACGGCCAAATGGTATTTGGATAATGAACAGTATTGGAATCATATACTGTTTAGCCTGCACTATGAATCGGATTATCAGCGAGTGGTTGATACGATACTTGAATATAAGAAACAAGGGCAAAAAATGTTTTTCGTAAACGTAATGGCACATCACGAATACATGGATGCCGTTAGAACCACTGTTGATCTATTCGATGCACACGAAGTAAAATATGCAGTAAGAAGAATACGCTGGGGAGACATTGATCACGATATCTTTGACGACAACAAATATTCAGAGCAAGATCTTGAATGGATATTGTCCAAGGATGCCACTGCTGACCCTAACTGCTTGATAGATGATACAGAATTAATGCACGCCAACGATGTAATTAAACAGCACCTTAATCAGTTCAAGGGATGGAAGTGCAGCATAGGACTTGAAAGCCTAATGATTAATTGGGATGGTGATGTGCATCGTGCAACCTGTAGAGTGGGCGGAAGCATGGGTAATATCTATGACGGAACGTTTTCACATCCCGAGTCAACAATTATCTGTGATAGAAACTATTGCACCTGTGCAGCAGATATCTTTATAACGAAAGTAAAGACCTAAGAGATTTTTCTAAACAATCAAAGTATTCGTCATCTGCTATAATAGGCATGGCTATGATAAACCTTCCAGGATTATAAATATTCAATTCCATCCCGGCCTTCCAATATTGTTCAGGAGTTTTGATATCAGGAAGTTTTAATTCTCCCACCAATCCTATGTTGTGATATTCTAAGCCCGTATTTGAAAAAACTGTGGCAAGTCTTTTTTCTAACAATTCTATTTTTTTAAAATCATCTAATCTGTTTAACATAACATCCAATACTTCTATTGCATGAGCCGAAGGGTTGAATGTATGACTATGCCAGAGGTGTGAGTTTTTAGATGCTCCTACAATTCTTTCATTGCCTAACGCTGCTCCAAACGGAACATATCCAGCAGTGAGTGCTTTACTAATTGCAATGATATCAGCACTAATACCATAACGCTCTGTGCTAATAGGATATCCTAGTTTTCCGAAACATCCTGCCACATCATCTATAATAAGATTAACATCATTGTCAGAACAAATTTTTCTTAAGTTCTGCCACCACTCTTTAGATCTTGGTGCTACTTTATGAATCCATGGTATGCTTTCTACCATGACTGCTCCTACATCATTAGATATAGAATTTTCAATATTATCTTCTGATGTAATAATAAATTTATCTAATTTAGTTTCGCCTCTAGCGGCCTTTGTTAGATATGTGCATCCATGATAGTTGTCCTTAATGGTTATTACTTTTTTACGACTAGGATCAACATTATCCCAATAATGATCATTTAATGCAATGGCTGATTCAACTGCATCACTTCCACTGTGTGTCCACATTACTGTTTTCATCTTGGCAAGACCTAACAATTTTTCAGTAACAAGATTTAATTTATCACTTGTTTTAGCAGAATGCAGGAATCTTATATCCGTATTATACATGGCATCTAGTATTTCTTTATCGCTATAGCCATATATAAAACTACTATTGCCCATTTGTGTGTCTAGGTATTTTTCTCCTTCGGTGTAGATGTAATACTTTTCTGTTTTGGTAATGGTTCTCTTGGAACTTTGTTCCATCCAGTTTTGGGTCATTTCATTAAATACCAGCATGAATATATTTACTAATAAGTATATAAAGCACACGCAATATTGAAAATGA